ATATTATTGCTGGAATTAGACATAAGTATTCTGGTGGTGTTGCCCTAATCACAGAATTGGATTTAGTCAAAGATTCTTTGGGTGATGTAGTTCCCAACTAAATAGAACGTTCACTCGGATACTTTCGATGGAAAACATTGATAAGCACATTGAGCATGATAAAAGACTTCTTGATGATCCTCAGACATCTCCTCAGGCTAGGAGACATACTGAGCAGGAGTTATCTGCTCTAGAAGCATATAAAGCAAATCACCCTGAAGATACACACGATCCAACTCCCCTAGAGTTATACTGCGACACTCACCCAGACGCGGCAGAGTGCAGAGTCTACGAGGATTGACAGAGTAAAAATTTTGTGTTATGATTACTGAGTTCTTGAGTTGCCTGCTCGGTCGATGGTCAAACAAAGATCAAGCATTCAGCAATCCAACTAAATATGCATGGATTCTAACTTCTTGGCATGATGTCGGTGATGGTAAGTATTTTTCTAAGCAGTGGTATCACTACATGGGAGAGGAAAAACCTTACCGAGAAAAGATAAACACTTTTATTGAAACAGAATCTGGCATACTTTTACAAAATTGGAATGCTGATGGAACTAGGAACGAAAAATGTGATGTCTTAGTCACATTTTCTAAGGGTACATGGTTTGGTAAGAACATCGGAGATGACTGTATCGTTCGCGGTGCAGTCCTCCACTCTGAGTTTCAACTAAGCCCTGGAAAATTAGTAACCCGCGATGCGGGATACATAGATGATAAACTGATATGGGGTAGCAAAGACTACTATCATTTCGGGCGATTAACTCAGCGGTAGAGTGCCTCGTTTACACCGAGTATGTCGGCGGTTCGAATCCGTCATCGCCCATATGGGAGCATAGCTCAGCGGTAGAGCAATGTGCTGATAACGCAGAGGTCGATAGTTCAAATCTATCTGTTCCCATTGGTAGTACCAATTTTTATTATAAGAGTCTGAGTATTACCACATAGAGCCGAGGAAGGTGCCCGCTGAGAAGTTGGGTATACCCCCCTTCTATTCGGATGTAGAGTTCAATCGGAGTTAATGTTTAATCACTTTACAGTAGCCATGTCATTATTGGCATCGGTTACAACCAATATGGCAACACTGCCAGTATTTCCTCCTTTGACGACGCCACCAGCGCCGTTTTCTATTATGAAGGAGTTTGATACGACAGCGACCAAAGAGGTTGCACCTGAGAAGCCAAAAGAAGCAAGGCTAATTTGTAAAGGGTGTTCTATTAATGAGAGCATCGCTCTCGAATTTTTCCAAGATCTTGGAATTACTGACAGAAACGCCCTCGCCGTCCTCATGGGTAACATTAAGCAGGAATCTATGTTCGTGCCTAATATCTGTGAAGGTGGTGCAAGGACCAGTTGGAATAACTGCGGAGGCGGTTATGGACTGATCCAATGGACATCTGCCAACCGTTACTATGGACTAGGCGATTTCGCCAGGAAATACGGTGGAAGTCCTTCTTCACTTCACACACAACTTCGTTATCTAGTTAATGAAGTACAGTGGAAGCGAATTGAAGATAAGATGAAAACCCCAGGTCGTAGTGTATACGACTATATGAATACTACTTACAGTTGGATTGGGTGGGGTATTCACGGTGCTCGTACACATTACGCCAAAGATTATCTAAACAGATTTGACACGGTGTTAGTGTAAAATACACGATGTAAGGGGGGTTTAACACCCCCCTATTTTTGTATAAATATTTTTGACGATATCTTAATTAATATGCCAGCCACGTTTGATGGAATTATCAATGAACCAACAGTAGACTTTTTAGGTAAGGATGGGTTTTACTGGTGGTTTGGTGAAGTAGTATTTACTGAGGATCCTCTTCAGATGGGAAGAGTGAAGGTCCGTATTATGGGTTGGTATACTGGATTAACAAAAGAGTTTAAGGATGATATGCCTGATGAGGATCTTCCTTGGGCAATCGTTTTACAACCAACAAATCAACCTGGTGTAGGAACTTCTGGTCAATCTACAGGTCAACTGCAGCAAGGTGCAATGGTAATGGGGTTCTTCCTCGATGGACAGGAAGCACAATCCCCAGTTGTTATGGGTGTTGTTAGAGCAAGAAAGAACGCTGATCAAAGTGATGCATCGGAAGGTATCAACTCTCTATTTTCTGACGATACATATGATGCTACTGCAAACTCAGCACTCAAGAATGATGCGACAAATCAGGTTGACGGGCAAGGTAGTACAGGACCTCAAACTGGTGGACAACTTCCACCAGGACAGTCTGGAAGTTTAAACAGTGCTAACGTTCACACACCTGCTTCCGCAGGTGGTAGTAATGCAAATCCAGCAACACCTAATATTTCAGCAACAACCGCAGGTAATGCCGTAGCAGGATCCATCAATACTTTTGAAGGAACTCTTGCTCGAATGCTGGAGAATATTGCAGTTACTGGTTCGCAAGTTACTGCAGCTGCAGGTGGTGGATTTGTTAGTATTTTTAATGGAACTCCAGTAAATGTCGATGCTCTAGTTGGAACAGTTGTTAATTTAATTTCTTCTGTTGTTTCTGAGGCATTAGCAGCAGTAAAAGAAGTATTTTTAACAACTATTGCTAAAGGACTTAAAGCAATCAAAATTGCTGGTATCTTTGGTATTCCATTTATTGTTACAGGAGCAATTCAAGCAATCATTCAACTCGTTCTTAGATTTCTTTGTGGTCTGGATGCATCTTGGTTAAATGGTATTCTTAATGCTTTATCTGGTACTGTAGAACAATTTGTTGATCAAGTTGTTGGTGCTGCATTTGATGCATTGGCAGCACTAATCCAACAAGCATTTGATAATCTAATTAATCAAATTCTTTGTGCAATCTCTGGTGCTTTAAATGCAATTCAAAGTATAATTAATGCTATCGCGGCCGCGTGTGCTGTTGCTAGAACAGTCGCAGATGTTCTTAGACAAGGTACGGCATTCTTCCAGAACCTAGAACAAATAACAATTACTGACCTAACAAGTATTACTAGTATTATTTCACTAATCCTTGGTCTCATCCCAACCCAATGTGATCGAAATGCTCCTGGTGGTGATACTCTTACCAACTTTGTTCCTTTCCTCGGTTCAACAACTTGTAGTGTTGGTAGTAGCAATCCTCTTGGTAATCTTGGTAATTGTGGATCATTTAGTAGTAGTACTGGAGGAGCGGCTGGAGGTGTTGCTAGTGCGGCAAACGCAGTGGAACGAATACTTAGACAGGCTGATGCATACTTAACGACAGCAGAGACCCAACTAAGTGGATACAATATGACCCACGGTGGAACTCCTGGAAGAAAGGCTACCATCGAAAGAAGAGCGAGTGGAATGTCTTGGTGGAGCATTAAATCAAACGATCAAGAATATTCAAACTGGAAAACTGCAGCAGATGCAAGAAGAAGTGGTAGAAATGCTCCTTCCAATCCTACTGAACCAAAACCAAAGGATACAATCTTCGGTGATACTATCACATTTCCTGGTGCAACGCAAATCGATGTACAGAAAGATTTTCTATTAAAGAATATTGGTCAATTTCAACATAATGTTGACGGTAGTTATACATTAAAGGTTGGTGGAAATCTTGACATTGAAGTTGGTGGAAGACTTGCCTTTAAAGTTAATGGAGCACCACAGAAGAAGAATCCAGATGGATCAAATGCTTCTGGAAATACATCAAATCAATCTAAGAACGTTATCGTTTTTGATAGTGATACTGAGATTGTTGGTAAGGGTAAGGTTGAGATGCAGGGAATGGGAACAACCACATCATCAAAACCTGGCACTGACGTTAAGTTAAATACAGACAACTTAAACTTAAATGCACCATCATTAAATATCAACTGCAGTAACGACCTAAAACTCTGTGCAGGTAATGCAATTTATGTTGAGACACCATCACTAATTAGAAATATCAACTTTCCTCCTGTACTTCCTAGGGCTAAGTCTGGTATTTTCACATTATGTCATGGTTCTTATGACATGATTCTCAATCCTGCTTTAGGTGCTGATGCTGTTCCCCGCTATACGGTCAATAACACTGTTGGACCTATCTCCCTTCTGGTAGGGGCCGGAGGCATGTTCTTCACCGTTGCTGCTGGCGGACTGACCGCATCAGTTACCGCTGGTGCTATGGCGCTCAGCACTGCTGCTGGGGCAATCACGATTAACTCTGCCGCGGCCATGACCCTGACAGCAGGGGCGATCATGACCTTGACGGCCACCACAATCAAATTGAACTGACCCCTTGACAGGGGGCTCCCAGGGTGCTATGATAACTCTGCAAGGGTTCAAGGGACACTCTAAAAACAATCTATGGAAATCAACGTTTTTTCTGAACTAGACCATGTGGTTCTAGATTTTACCAAGCGTACAGTTGAAATGTACGGTCATGATGGTGAATTTATGTCTGAGTCTTGTCCTTTCACTGAGGAAGGATTGGTTCAATTTCAAAATATGGTAGAATTTTGTCAGAAAGTTCTTCCTGCAGAACAACGCATTTATAAACTATGAACACACAAGTACCTGTAATTAATCTCCAAGAACTAACTGAACATGCAGAGTTTATCTGTGAGGTTCTTGTTGGACGAAATCGGATGTCTTTAAGGGTAACAACTGAAGATCACGGTGATTTTCTTCTTGTTCCTGTAATCGAAAAGTCTCCTGTACCTGAGTCTGTTCTGCAAGAACTTGCAGAAATGCAAAAAGCACTTGAGACTCCTGATATGGGTCTTGTTGGCCCTCCTCCTCTTGACATGCCTTTCTAAGTCTGCTATCATACATTCATGCGGTTGAGAGACCGCTCTCGGGGATGTGGTGGAATCGGTAGACACACCAGACTTAAAATCTGTTGGGCATTGCCCGTGGGGGTTCAAGTCCCCCTCTCCCTATTACCACTAAATAAGTGGTATGTAAAGTGAATGGAGAATGTATGCCTTGGAAAATTTAGGAAAACATTGCACCCTGGAAGTTTATGGCGTTAAAGATGACCTGTTAAATGATCTAGATTTCATTGACACAATTCTTCGTCAAGCAGCAATCGTATCTGGTGCCACTATTTTAGATAGTGTTTTTCATCAATTCCAACCACAAGGCATAACATTCATCCTTTTACTTGCAGAATCCCATATTTCAATCCATACTTGGCCTGAAAAGGGATGTGCTGCAATTGACATTTACACATGTGGTTTAAGCAATCCAGAATCTGCCATGTGGCATGTTATTGAACAGTTTAAACCCAAATCGCATTCTACTAAATCATTTCCCCGAGGAGGCTATGAGTTTTAAAGTCGGATCCTATGTTGAATGGAAACACGTCAAGGGTTACATTCGATTTGTATCTGAAGAGTATATTACGATTTGTGTAAATGTACATAATGATAGCAGTAATCTGGATTGTTGTGTCCTTTGCTATCCTCCATATTGGAAAGAGGTTGTGGTACACAAAGAAGTGCCACCCATCTTTCCTGTTATGATGCCTCTGTAGCTCAGTGGTAGAGCAGCGGTTTTGTAAACCGCTGGTCGCAAGTTCGAATCTTGTCGGGGGCTTACATAAATAATAAGTAAATTGAGGTTTCTCCTGTGACGGAGAGAAGAACGTTTTTTGTTGACACTAGGAATGATTGGAACCCCTTCATCTATCAAATGTTAAAATACATCGATAAACTGCAGGAGTATTATATTCGCACGGGCGATTATTTTTACGAAGAACAATCTCAAAAGATTAGAAAACTAATTAAAGAACACAAACAACAGATACACAAACTTGAAAGATTTGACGGTCCTCCATATTGATGCTATAATAAGTTGTCCGTGTGAAGGAAGTATCAAGGATCAGGAGACCCTGATCCTTTTCTTGTATAAATAAATCTGAAGAATATACAGAAGGTTTACTTGTGGCAGGAACAAAAAAAATATCACAATTAGAAAACCTTGCAGACAATTTGTTGACTGGGGAAGCCATTCTCCCTGTTGTCATTGCCGATCCACTTATACCAAACAGAAAAACTAAAGTAAACCAGTTATTCCGTGGTGTAAAGGCAGGAACTAAATCTGAACCAGGTCTAGCCTTTGATCTTAATAGAAGTACAGGATTGTACCAGGATCAGTATAATGAATTGGGTCTTTCTTTTGGAACTGCAGGTTTATATCTTTCTAAAATTGCAGACTCTGGTGCAAACACAGTAACGACAAAAATTCAAGCATTAGATAATAATGCTAATAATGTTAATATTTTATTTCAACCAAAAGGATCTGGGACTGTAGGTGTCCAGTCTGGTTCTACTTTCAGATTACAAGATACTCAGTTTGAGATCGCTGACGACGTTTCATCTTCGAAAAGAGCTAGATTTGAAGTCAGTAATATTGGTACTGGTCTTAGAATCTTTGCACTACCTCTTGTTGATGTTGGCAACACAACAACTCTTGTTGGTACAGATACCTCACAAACTTTATCCAATAAAACCATTAGAATTAATGAGAATGACTTATTCCTAACTGATGGTACAAAAGAAGCAAAATTTGGTATCGACTGGATTCTAACTGAGTCTGGAACCAAAACATATTTCTTACCAGACCCTGGCCCAGGAACTGTACAGTCAAATATTATTGATGATGTTAGTATACAAAACCTTTCAAACAAAACTTTAGTCCAACCAAGTTTTGCTTTCAGTTCCACATCTTCATTTAAAGCTTTATTTGATGCCTCATTGCTTACTGCATCACGCACAGTTACTTTCCCCGATCTCAGTATTACACTGGTTGGAACGGACTCAACTCAGATCTTAACATCTAAAGTATATCAAGTACCAGTATTTTCGGACTCGGCAGATATCACTAAAAAGGTAACTTTTGAACTGAGTAATCTACTTACTCAGACCAACACATCATTTACTTTCCCAATTTCGACATCGCTAAATACTAATGGCACTTCCACCTTAGTAACAGAGATTGCATCTCAAACACTGAAAAATAAATTATACGATAAACCCGTATTTTCTGATGTAACTTCTTCCGCAAGAAGAATTGTGTTTGATCTATCTAACATTAGTGCATCTAGAACAATTAGTTTCCCAGATGGCGATGCTACGTTACTATCAACAAACAATGCTGGATCTCTTTCTAACATTGACTTTGGTGGACAAATTACAGCACAGTCCCTAGGGGGTAGACTTAGACTTCAACAACACTTTACAGCAGGATGGTAATTAACAAATGACCGCAGGAAAATTAGGCTCGGTAAAACCAGCAGCAACCACAAATACTTTTTTATATCGTTGCCCAATCACAAGTGCGGCTAGCACTGTATTGAATGTTGTTGAGCAGGGTGGATCTGCTGCAACTTATAGAGCTGCTCTAAGAGATTATGATCAGATCTTAACCCTAGATTCAGCAAATTATCAATTCAGAAAAGGAAATATTGCATCATCGTATGTGATATCATTGATTCCTGGAGTCTCGAAGAGTTCACTAACTGCTGGTGATATTGTTGCATCAGTTAGTGGAGAATCTGTATTTAGATATCTTGATGTTTACGTTGATGCTTCGATCAAGAATATCTCAACCAAAGTTGCTTGTGTTGGTACTACAACTTTGGGATCTGCTCCTACTGGAGGTAATATTGTTGCTGGTAATACAATTACTGGAGAAAAGGGACTTACTGCATCAGTTCTAACCTACAGTACTACATTTGCTGGATTTACAGCATCTATTCCTAAAGTCACTGCAGCTGCAACGGGAATCTATTTTGCTAATACTGATACTCTTGTTGCCAATGATTTTGCTGTTGTGTATGAAGATATGGGTGCTGGTCAATTTACTTATGAAGTAATGCGAGCAACCTCAATTAATACAACAACCAACATTGTTACCGTTCAAAGAGCACAATTGAGCACTCTTGCTGCTCCAATTATGCCAGGTACTAGATATAGGAATCTTAGACCAACTGCAACTACAACTACTCTTGCTGCTGGAATTGCTGATACTGATTTAACTATTGTGGTTACAGATGCATCTGCATTTACTATTGGTAATTATCTACGAATTGGTAACGAATTACTTGGCATTCAGGCAATTAATGGTAATGATATTACTGTACTTCGTGCGGAATTTGGTACAACTGCTGCCGCAGCAAATGGTGGAGACACTGTTACCTATGTTACTGATGAAGGATTTGGAATTCTTCAATACTTTGATTCCGAGGAAGTAATTACTGTTGGCGCAGTATCAGCAACTCTTCAATCATATTCTACCACTGGTAATCCTTTTGGACCAGAAGAAAGATTCATCTTTGATACTGATGTTGATGGTATTTACGAAGATCCAGCAGATCTAACTCTAGATATTGGCAGAACATATAGATTCCTCCAATCTGATGCATCAAACTTAACTCATACAATTCGTTTTAGGGAAGTTGGAAGCACAGATGAATACACAACTGGAGTTACTGTTATTGGTACTGCTGGATCTGCAGGAGCATATACAGAAATTGTTGTCAGTTCATTGACTGCTACAACATTAGAAATTTATTCTGATACTGATGATACTATCAGTCTTGGTGTTTCTATTGATGCTGATCCAATTTATAGTAAAATTTATGTGTATGATGTGGACGGTACTTTAGCCACAGGTCAGAGTTTCTCTACTCAAACTGGTACTAACGAAATTGATGAAGTTTATCCTGGTCCTTATGGTTATATTCATAGTTGGGTAGGAACATCTTTAAAAGTTTCTCTTGGTAGAAATTCTGCAGTATATGCACAATATACAACTACAATTACAGCATCTTCTGGTGCTACTGATATTACAGTTGGATCCAGTGCAAACCTAATTCCTGGAATGTCTATTTCTGGAACTGGAATTGCTGCTGGGTCTAGAATTGTTGAAATTGTAGATGCTACTACAATTACTATCGACCTTGCTGCGACTGGAGCAGTTTCTGGAACAGGAACTTTCAAGCATATGTTCTACGATTCTCCAAGACAACTTGGATCTTCTAGATCTAACGTAACTGTTTCCTCATTTACGGCTCTTACTGATGTAAATGCTGAGGATTATCTGTATTATGGTTCTGCAGTTGGCGCCAATTCAACTGTTAAGAATAGCGGAATTGTTGTTGGTCCTGGCCAGTCTGTAGTTGTCTATGCCAGCACCGCAGACGTTAGTTTCTCAATCAATGGTTTTGAGGATTCCACTTCGGACTTCGTTATTAATCAGTATAACAGAGTATAATACAAGGACAGTAAACTATGTCATTAACTAGACTCAAGAATATTATTACGTCCAGAACTGGACGTATTATCTACGTCAACCCAGATGACTTTGATGCATCTGATGCAATTGACAACAGAGGTAACTCAGCACTGAGACCTTTTAAAACACTACAGAGAGCTCTTCTCGAAGTATCACGTTTCTCATATCGTGTAGGTCTATCTAATGACGAGTTTGATGCCTTCAGTATTTACTTGTATCCGTCAGAATATATTATTGATAATCGTCCTGGTGAGATTCTTTATACTGAGATTCCACCTCTGGATGAAAACTCAAACTTCGATGTAACTTCACCAAACAACGTTCTTTATAAGTTTAACTCTGTTGAAGGTGGAGTAATTGTTCCTAGAGGTTGTTCTATTGTTGGATCTGACCTTAGAAGAACTAAAATTATTCCTAAGTATATTCCATATCCAACTACAAGAGCTTCTCTTGGTATTACATCAATTAACGAACCATCACCAACGGATATTTTTAAAGTAACTGGCGGTTGCTATTTTTGGCAGTTTTCATTCTTTGATGGTGACTCTACTGGTGTTTATTATAAAGAGAATGATGCAACAACTCTTCAACCAAACTTCTCACACCATAAACTAACAGCATATGGATTTGCTGATGGTGTAAATCAGTTAAGAGATCTTATTGCCGAAGGAAGAGTAAAGCCTAACTTTGATATTAATTCCACGATCATTCCTGATCTTCAGTCTAGAACTGACCTGGAAATTTACTATCAGAAGATCTCTAGAGCATTTACATCAATTCCTGATACTTCTGGTACTCCATCTCAAGACCAGATTCAACCAAGAATTGAAGAAAATAGAATCGTTGGACCTATTGCAGACGAATTCCAAGTCCTTCAGATTACTAGAAATGGACAAACTGCTACCGCTCTTACTGTTGACGAACTAGGAAACCCCAAGAACCATGGATTCTCTGTCGGTGTTAATATTAATATTTCTGGTGTTACTGGTTCTACTGGCACGCAAAGTGAACTAGATGCATCTCTGTATAATGGATCCTTCCAGGTAACATCTGCACAGGGTAACGTATTTACCTATCAGATGTCTGATGAACCAACTGGTAATGCTGTTGGATCTAATATCCTTGTTAAAGTTGAGATTGATACCGTTGACTCCGCATCTCCATATGTGTTCAACATCTCACTACGTTCTGTGTGGGGTATGAACGGTATGCACGCTGATGGTAGCAAGGCAACTGGTTTCAAATCGATGGTTGTGGCACAGTTTACTGGTCTGTCACTGCAGAAAGATGACCGTGCATTTGTACGCTATAACACTGCTACTGGATCTTACGATGAAGGTGGCCAAGGTGCTCACCTAGATGGTGCTTGTAGGTATAAGAAGGGATGGAGACACTGCCACATTAAAGCATCTAACGACGCATTTATTCAGGTCGTTTCGGTGTTCGCGGTTGGATATGGTGATCACTTCTTTGCTGATTCTGGTGCTGACATGTCAATCACCAACTCAAACTCCAACTTTGGTAACACTGCTCTTCGCTGTAAGGGATTTAAAGCAGCATCATTTACAAAGGATAAATTTGGAACCTTAACCCATGTTATTCCCCCCAAATCTCTTTCTGATGTAAATGAGATCTCTGTTAACTATGTGAATATTGATATTCAAAGAACACGAACTGTAGCAAATGCTCAGAGATTGTATCTATATGGATACACTGTGGAAACAGCACCCCCTCCACTAAAAGTTCAGGGTTACACTGTTGGCGCTAGACAAGACGGAACTGGTGTAAGTGCAGTTGCAGATAAAATCTATTGCTTATTGTTCTCTTCTGGTGCAACTACAGCAACTATTAAATCTGCACCAATTAATCCTTATGGTCCATCTGTAAATGGAGCCACTGTAAATACTGCAGAAAGTCCATTTAAGTTTGATTCAAATACTTATACGATTGGCGGTCAGCAAGTAGTTGGTGGATGGTATTTGCAAGTATCTAATACTGGTAATGCTAACCAGATCTTTACTGCATTAACCACCAATACTCTGTATAATAACCTTGCATTTACTCCAACTTCATTCATCAAGAGAGTACCCGATGCTCGTGTTCTAAAGGATAGAATCTATAGATTACGTTATGTTGTTCCTAAGGATTCATTCCCAATCCCCAGAGATCCTATTACTGGTTATGTAATTCAACCAAGATCAAGTGAATCTAGTTCACCCGCATATGATAAGGTGTACTACATCTATGAGATTGAAGAAGTTCAGGCATTTGATAGAGGTATTGCAGATGGCATCTACTATCTAACAGTTCTTTGTGCATCTATTACTCCTTCAACATCAAACTTTAATGACTTTAAGTTCTCTCAGAACGTAAACGAAGTATACCCTGCTTTTGATAGAGACAATCCAAACTCTGACCCAGTAGCTACTGTATCTGTTGCAGACAACGTGACTATTGGACTAGTTTATGGTACTGATGGTGCAGTTCCAACACCAAATAAAGATACTAAGAGAAGTATTACTAAAGAAGCAACTCAATTCTTCCTTGCTGAAGGACAGAATAATATCGCATGGAACTCATCTGCAGGAACTCTTGGTTCGTTCTCACTAACTTCACGTCTTGGTGAGGCGGAAACTAGAATGATTCCATTGAAGGTTGACACCGAAAATGTAATGATTCCAATTCCAGTTGAGTTACGTCGTCACTCAATTCAGAGATCTGGTAACCATACATTTGAATACACTGGTTTCGGTCCTGGTAACTACTCAACCGCATTCCCACAGACTCAGGTTGAAGTATTAACTTCAGATCAGATCAAACTATCTCAGTCACTCAAAGAGGCTGCTGGTGTTTCATTCTACTCAGGTCTAAACTCTAATGGCGACCTGTTCATTGGTAACCAGGTAATTAACCCAGTTACGGGTCAGATTACTTCAGATGATATTGCACAGTTGAACATTGTTGGTGAGGAGAATACAACTATTCAGACATTCTCTGAAGTTATTCTTACTGATAAATTGACAGTTCTTGGTGGTGCATCCAACCAGTTGGAATCACTATTTGCTGGTCCAGTTACATTCCAAGGTAAGATTACTTCTGATAGTAACATTCAAGTTAAGAAACTTACCTATGCCAACCCAGATGGTACGATTCTTAAGTCAACTTTAATGGCTCCTGATAATGGATCTGGTGCTCCAAACCTAACAGCACTAACCTATTATACAACTCCTATTGATGGAGATATTGTATACAATACATCATGGACTCCTGGTAAGAATCTTGGTTGGATTTATTATTCATCAACCTGGTATAAGTTTGGTCTAACTAATACTGGATTTATTGATATTGCCACATTTGGGTCAAATACCAATATGGCCTTAGGTGGAACAGCAAATACCACTTATAGACTAGATGTTACTGGTAATCAGCACATTAGTGGAGATTTAGTTGTTGACGGTCGAGGTGGTGTTTCTGCATCTAAATATATTTTGAGAACGTATACTGGAAACGGTACTACCCAATCATTTGCTATTACTACTGGTCATACCTCTAAGAGTGTGATGGTGTTTATTAATGGTGTATGCCAAGTTCCCGACACTAACTATACAGTTTCTGGAACTAACGTACAATTTGCATCTGGTGATGCACCTAAGAATGGAGATATTATTCAGATTAGAGAGTTCCCCATCTAATAAATACTAAAGGAGCAGTCATAGAACTATGGCATTACAACAGATTAACGGTAATCAGATATCTGATTTAACCGATGCCACTATTACATCGTTGAGGTTTAAGAATACTAATAGTGTTCTACAACTCCCTACAGGAACTGAGGCTCAAAGACCTAGTGGTGTTGCTTACGGTACAATGCGTTTCAACACTACTCAGGATAAAGTTGAAGTTTATGTGACCAACTCTAACGGACAGGGTGCCGATGGATGGACACTTGTGGGTGCTGGGGGACCTCACGTTGGTAATAAAGATACTTCATATATTAGAACCAATAGTGCCAGCATTGATGAAAACATTACTATTGGTCCAGTTGCTAATGGTGGTAACCAGTTCACAAATGCTATGGTTGCTGGCCCAGTTGAAATTGCCAGTGGATACACGGTAACAGTTGAGAGTGGAGCGGCTTTTTATGTTATTGGTGAAGATGCTGACAATGCTGCATATGAAAATGTTAATGTATATGGAATTTTATCTGTTCCTGGTAGATTAGATATTACCTCAACCAGAGAGCACATGCACACCTACAGAGTAGGTTTACAAGATACTATGCTGAATATTGATTACAATAATCATAATATTATCTACGTCAATAACGTATCCCAAAATTTTAATATTAATGTTCTGAACTTGCCAACAGCATCTATTGGTACTGGTGGAACTGATGCTAATAAAGCATATGGTTTTACTATTATGTACTACAATAGTAACCCAGCATATAGACCAACTGGAACAATCTACGTGA